CTTTTTTCTGAAGTTTTAGAAGGAGTAGAAAAAAATAGAAAAAATTATGAAACAGAATTATTTATTAGTAGCAATTTGCCAATACCTGAAGCACAAAATCATTTAGTTGCTCAGGCACTGGCAAATAGTTCAATCACTCATTTATGGATGGTTGAAGAAGACACGGTTCCGTTTGCGAGGGCTCTCGAAAAGCTATTGCAAAGCGATGAAGACATCGTAGCAATTGACTACGGAGTTGCTGGCTGGAGCTGTATAACTAAGGATAAAACGGGTGAGATACTTTGGGTAGGGCTGGGATGTACTTTAGTTAAGAGAACCGTTTTTGAGGGGTTAGAGAAGCCTTGGTTTAGGACAGATAAAAGTTTGAGATTAAATGATTGGCAATGGATTGATAATCCTGCTAAATACGGGACTTTAGATATTTGGTTTTGTACAAAAGCAAAAGAAGCAGGGTTTAAAATTAAACAAATAAAAGGAGAATGCAAGCATTTACAATTTGACGAGATAGGAAAAAAAGAACATAATGATGGTATACATAAAATTAGTCAAAAGCCTATGATCAGTAAACATCAAACTATAGAGGAAGGAGGAGATAATTATGGCTAATCCATTAAAAGTAGAAACAAGATTGCTTGCTGCTACAACAGCAAATCAAGCGGTTGATTGGGGTGGACCACCAATACAAAAATTGTATGTTCTTGCAGATGGAACTACAGCGAGGATAGATTTTGACCAACCAACAGATGCTGGATCATTTCCAATTTTAACAGCTAATGTAGCTTTTGAACTTGATGTGCCACATAATGTGACACATATATCAACAAGTTCTAGCACAGCAAATGTTTATTTGATTGGTATAAGATAAATATGAATATTGATCCTAAGTTACTAGAAAGACCAAAAACAAATGGTTTGGCAAAAAGAGATTCTTCTTCAAGTATTTTAACCATGATAAAAATGGGAATAGCTTCTGTTTTTGACAATAAAGTATTAAAAGTAAAAATGGAGGATAACCAACTCCAAACTTCTTTGGATAAACTTTCTTCCTTAATTTCTCAATTAAATGTTAATCAAAAGAATATGCAGGTTGGTAAAACCAATCTAACTACCCAAACTGTTGGAGAATTTAAGGTAAATAATCTTGAAGAATTAAATTTAGAAAATGTAGAAAAATTAGGTTTAGCTCTTGAACAATTAGAACCGATTATTTTTTCTCTTAAAAAGGGGAACCAGTTAGATCAGCAATCAATTAGTATTCTTGCCAAAATTGTTAATAATTTAACAACTCTTAATTCTCAAATAGGGGGTTTAAAACCCAAAGATTTTCCAGTACAAGAAATAACCTCCCGTTTAGAAGCAATCCAAACTGCTATTAGCAGTCTTAAATTAACAGTGCCAAAATCAGACTTTAAAATGCCTGAATTTCCTAAAGAAATTAGTTTAAATGAAGGAGTAAAAATAGTTTCAACATTAGAAAAATTATTAAAATCTATTGAAGCTTTACCTAAAAAGTTTCCAGAAATGGATTTTCCAAATCAAATTGAAGTTACAAACTTCCCTCCCCAAAAATATCCAATGCCAGTTACAAATATGTCTATAAATGGATTAGGTGGTTATGTAAAAACTACAGCAGTAACAGTCACAAGCTCTCTCACTCCATTACCAGGAGAGGTATTAACAGATAGAAGATCGCTTGTTATTTATAACAATTCTGCTGCTACTACAATTGAAATTGGAGGGTCAACATTTGCTTTTGGAGATGGTATTCCTGTAGCTCCTGGAACTTTTGGACCAACAATTGATGCAGGGTCAGCTTTGATTATGTATGGTCGAACATCATCTGGAACTGCTGATATCAGAGTTCTTGAAGCAAGTGATATAAAGGTGGGAAGATAAATATATGGCAAGAGTTTCACCAGGAACAGCAACAGCTTTAACAACAGAAGACATACAGATTGGTGCTGTTGAAATAAAAGATGGAAATTCAGATGTACGAGCTGATGTTCTTGATCTTACAAACAATGATGCACTTGCTGTTGCTATTGTTGATACTACAGGAGCACAAACTGTTAATCTAGGTGGAACACAATATACTGAAGGAGATACAGATACTACAATAACTGGTACTGCTGCTATGATGGAGGTAGCAGCAAATGTTATTCAACCTATTCAGGGAACTGTAGCAGATGGATTATTAGTTAATCTAGGAACAAATAATGATATTGGGATTAATGCAGGTACAAATAATATAGGAGATGTAGATATAGTTTCAGGAACTGTAACTACGGTTTCCACTGTTACAAATCTTTCTCAACAAGGGGGAGTAGCTATTTCTCTTAACACTGGAGTAAGGGATACAGGCACACAAAGGGTTACGATAGCCACTAATGATGTTGTGCCAGTATCACAATCAGGAACGTGGGATGAGGTAGGAATAAATGATAGCGGGAATAATATTTCTGTAGATTGGGGTGGTACTGTACCCCCGATTGGAGCAGGATTAGAATCTACAGCTTTGAGAGTAACTGTAGCAACTGATTCTACGGGTGTTTTATCAGTAGATGATAATGGTGGGCTTTTGACTGTTGATGGAACTATTACTGCTAATGCAGGTACTAATCTTAATACTTCAGCGTTATTAACTTCTTCAGATTTTGCAGCAGCTTTTGGAACAGCAGGTACTGCTGATACTCAAGTAATATCAGTGCAAGGTATAGCTTCAATGACTCCTGTCCAGGTTTCTCAGGCTACAGCTTCTAACCTTAATATGACAGAAGCATCAGCCTCTGGAATTTTAACTTCAGCTCAATTAATTGATGACACAGTTTATATAGATGATGCTGATTGGACAGATGATACTTCAAAACATATAAATGTAGGGGGGGTATATCAGGCTGCTCCGCACACAGTAACTACTGGTGATGTTGCTCCTATTAGTTTAAATATCAATGGGGCAGTAAGAACTACTACCGCAGGAGGTGTTTTGGCAATACCAAATGTTGACTCATATACCCAAGTAGCAATCAACCTGGCAGCGGCTGCGGATCAGGTTTTAGTTTCATCTGCTGCTAATAAACAGATTTGGGTTTACGGATTTGCGTTTACTGTTAATGTTGCGGGTACTATTTCTTTCCAAGATGAAGATAATACAGCTATTACAGGGGTCATGCAGATTGCAGCTACTGGAGGTATGGCTGTTGCCCCTTCAGGTAATTTTGCTATGCCCATTTGGAAGTTAGGAACAGATAAGGATTTAGAAGTCGATGTTGTGACTTCAGAGCTGGATGGATGGATTTCCTACGCCATAGTAAGTGTTTAGTATTATATATGGATAAAATCTTTACCCCTAAAAGATACGAATTAAAAGAAATTGGCAACCTGATTAAGGATAAACCAGCCAAAGAGAGGGCTGAGATTAAAGCTAAAGAATTAGCTAAGACTGATCTTCAGGATGGTAGCTTTTCTCTCAATGGCTATGACGTCCAAGTTATAGAACAGGGAACTAAGGGTAGTTTATTGTGGGTTAAATTAACTGCTTCCAAAGATGGTCAACCTGTTAATGTAGGTGATGGTATTTTTGAGTATAGAAACCCTCCAATCATGGTGCATGACGGGAGTTACCATAAACAATTAAACAGGTTTGGAATAGAGGATGATGTGCCTAATTATGTGGAAGATCCCCAGATGGCTTTAAAGTCAATCATAGTAGAAACAATCAGGGTTTTGAATAAAGGAGTTAATTAATGTCAACCCTTACAGTTTTTCCTGAATCAGGGGCAGGTGGTGGAGATTCCATAGATGGATGGGTTACTAGAAATGTAGTTGATGAATCATTTGCTACAATCATAGCAGGTGCAGGAGTTACTTTTAATGAGACTGATACAGGGGCTTCAGTAAACTTTGCAGGACCATTATTAGATGCTACTGTCACTACAGACCAGTGGGCTGAGTGTGCCAGGATTATAGCCACATTTTTAGTAGGGTTAGCAGCTGGGGACACTATAACGGCTGCTACTCTTTCAGTTCATGGGACAGGTAAGGGTGATCCTACAGGTAATGGGTTTGACATGAACCTGTATGCCTCCACCCCTGCTGCCAATAATAACTTAGTGGCTGCGGATTATTCCCAGATTGGTTCAACAGCCTTAAGTGATACAGCTATAACCCAGGCAGGTTTTACTAATGCTGCTTACAATGATTTTGCTTTTAATGCTTCTGGTTTAACCCACTTAGATAACAACCAGACAGGGGTAGTACCTTTCGGATTCAGGAATGCACAATTTGACGTAGCAGCTGTCTCCCCAACCTGGAACTCAACTTATCTTTCATACTTCCAGTTTAAATATGCAGATGCGGCAGGAACAGATAATGATCCTAAATTGGTAATTACTTATACACCAGTAGCTACAGGTGCTCCTTGGAATCTACCTCTTCTAGGTGTTGGTAATTAATGATAACTAATTTGACAAACTATTTTTAATTTGATAATATAAAATAAATCAACAGGGTTTTTATTTTAAACTCACTGATGTCGCAAGACTGACGTGGGTTTTTTTAGAGGAAAAATTATGGCAAAAACTAGATTACAGGTTTTGACTCAGGTGAGATCATTCTTAGATGAAACCACGAGTGCGGATTGGACAGACGCAGAACTTGTTCTTCTTATAAATACTTCTTATCATAGAGTTGTAACAGCAGTTATGACTGTTTACGAAAACTACTACTTAACCACAGATCAATTTAATACTACAGCCGATCAAGAGGAGTATGATTCAGATGATGGAATAGCTACAGATATCTTCAAACTTAGAAGAGTAGAAGTTAATTATAATGTATCTGATTCTAATTCAGCTCCTACCAGATGTTTACCAATAGATATGGATGAAGTGAGAAGAGATTTAGGATTAGTAAATTCTAATTTAGGAGTAGCTTCTTCTTCTGCTGCTGGATATTACACTTTTGGATTTGAAAGTGCTTTTACAATAGGTATAGTTCCAATCCCTACCAGAACAGGGACTAATGCAGGAAGAATTTGGTATGTACCTCTTACTTCAGATTTATCCGCTGATGGTACAAATCTGAATATTCCTTTTGCTGATAGGTACTGGATGTTAGTGTGTTACGGAGCAACTGCTGATGCTTTAAGATTTGGACAACAGGATTCTCCAGAAGCAGATAAGTTTGATGCTAAATTTGTAGCAGGGGTACTTTTAATGCAAGAGGAGCTTGAAGATAAGGTAGCAGAGGAATCAAAATCTGTAATGGATACAATGGGTGATCTTGGCTTTGGAGGGGCTTACTAGTGGCAAACAATCTTCAGATAATTAGAGAACGCCTCTTCAAAGGCTACAATGATAGATTAGCTCCTGAATTTTTACCAGCAGGATATTTGGCTGATGCTTTAAATTGTTTTATTAGAACTGGAGAGATTGTTAAAAGAAATGGCTATACCATAATTGGAAATGATTTAGGTGCAAACGCTTGTCAAGGGTTAAAAGGAGTTAGGTTTGCAGATGGTACACAGAGAATTTATGCAGTATTTAATGGAGGTGTTTATTCTAAAACAGATGCTACTGCTACTGCTTGGACTTCTTTAGGTGGAACTCTTAGTGCTACAGCTAATGTAGAAATTGTACCTGCAAATAATGCTGTTTATTTCTTTGATGGTGCAAACACAGTAGTTAAAGTAACTAGCGGTAATGTGTTATCTACAGTAGCAGCCATCCCTATAGGGACTATAGGGGTTTGGTTTCATAATGCAATGCACGTTACAGGAGTAAGTGGTCTTCCTAACAGACTAAGGATTTCTAATAATGGTGATCCCGAAGACTATTCAGGAGGAACTCAAGCTACCTTAGATGTGAATCCTAATGATGGAGATTATATTACAGCTATGCATCCATTAAATAATGAATTAATTATTTTCAAAACTCAAAGAGCTTGGTCTTTATCAGGGTTTGGAACTTCAGCTCTAACCTTGGCTAATTTGAATGAAAGACTTTCAGGATTTGGGACTCTTGCTCATAGGGCAGTAGTTAATACAGGAAATGACCTTTTGTATCTGGGATTTTTAGGAGATAAACCTGTTGTCAGAAGTTTGCAAAAGACAAGATTTGGAACAATAATTGATGGAGGAATTATTTCAAATGATATAGAATCTTCCTTAGATGGTTTGAATAAAGCACAATTAGCTAAAGTTGCAGGAATTTTTGATGGGAGAAATGCTTGGTTTGCAGTATGTCATGCAGCAGCTACTACAAATAATAGAGTTTATATGTATGACATTATTTCTAAGGGTTGGGTAAGACATGTGGGGATAAACGCTTCTGTTTTTGAATCTTTTACTATATCTGCTACTCCACAACTTTATTTTGGAGAAGCTAGTGCAGATAGTAAAGTTTATGTATTTGATACCTCTACTTCTGATAACGGTACAGCTATTAATTTTTCTATCACTACCAGACGTTATGGAGGAGGAGTTTCAGAAGCAAAAAAGAAATGGAAATATTTAAAAGTTTCAGCTAAAGAGGTTGGAGATTATGATATAACTATTGATAAAGCTAAAGATGGATTCTCTTATGATAATTTAGGAACTTTAAATTTATCAGGTACAGGTACAGTTTTTAATACAGCAGTTTTTGATATCTCCAGATTTGGTTCAACTGATGTTAAAAGAGCTACTTTTAACCATGCTAAAGATATTGGTTATTANATGCAGTATCAAATGTATGACACTTCTGCAACNTCACAAATAAATATCAGAAACTGGGAANTNTTATCTATACCAAGGAGGATTCGTGAATGATAATAATAAGAAAGGAAGGATAGATTTATAGCTACCGTTACGAGGACCACAACTGCTGTTTCTGGAGATACTTTAACTGCTGCAAATTATAATGCAGAGTTTGACAACCTTTTAAATGCTGTAGCTTTAGTTAATGCAGATGTATCAGGATCAGCAGGGATTGTATTTTCTAAACTAGACTCTGTAACAGTAGCAGGAGTTACAGCTACCCAAACTTTAACCAACAAAACTTTAACTAAACCTACAGTTAATGGTTCAGTACAAGGGGTAACTGCAGATACTGATGGGGCAACTATTACTTTTGATATGACATCTGCCAATGTTCACACAGTTACTTTAGGAGGGAATAGGACTTTGGCAGTAGCTAATGCGACAGCAGGACAATTTTTCTATATAAGATTATTACAAGATGGAAGTGGATCAAGAACTGTAACTTGGTTTTCAACAATTACTTGGGCTGGGGCTGCTGCTCCAACCTTAACTACTACAGCTAATAGAGCTGATCTATTTGCTTTCTTTGCTAAGACTAGTACAACTTTTGATGGATTCATTGTTGGTCAAGATATAGGATAAATTATGATATATACAGTCAAGGCGTTAGTGATTGCTGGTGGAGGTGGAGGTGGAGGTCAAAATGCTAATAGTGAAGGAGCTGGTGGAGGTGGAGCAGGTGGTTATCAATATGAAGCAGCTTTTGTTGTAACTCCCCAAGACTATACTGTAACAGTTGGTACAGGTGGAGATGCTGGTGCAGCAGGTGCATTTGGGTCAGTAGGTAATAATTCAGTTTTTGATAGTATTACAGCAAACGGAGGTGGTAGGGGTAGTAAGAATGATGGTACAGGAGGGAATGGAGGTTCAGGTGGAGGTGGTTCTTCTAATGGTTTAGGGGGGACAGGATCACAGGGGAATAATGGAGGAAATGGAAACAGTTCTGCTGCTGTTTTTGGTGGTGGTGGTGGAGGTGGTGCGGGTGCAGTTGGAGCAAATGGTACTAATAGTACAGGAGGTAATGGAGGAGCAGGTACATCTAATACCATTACAGGATCAGCAGTAACTTATGCTGGTGGTGGTGGTGGTGGTGTTCTTGTTGGTGGTACTCCTGGTACAGGCGGTACAGGAGGGGGAGGTAATGCGGGGGATACCGCTGGAGGAACAGGATCAAATGGTACAGCTAATAGTGGTGGTGGAGGTGGTGGGGCATCAGCCAATACCACTACAGGTTATGCTGGCGGTAATGGTGGATCTGGAGTTGTAATTATATCATATGTAACTAATAATTTTGGAAATTGTACTGGTGGGGATAAAACAACAGATGGAGCAAATACTGTACATACTTTTAATTCAAGTGGGGTATTCACTGTTAAAGCCTTATCAGGAGGAGCAGCATTATTTGCTACTTAAATTTATGAATAAAATTATGAAAGGAAAAAACTAATGGCTAGTCAAGCTAGAATAGATGAAGCAAAAGCAGCAGGTCAATATAGTGGTTGGCCAGACTGGCAAATTTCTGCTGATATTGATGCACGAGGAGGTTCTTATTCAAATGAAGCAACCTCAGGTGGTGCTGGACAAGGTGTTAATGTTCCTCCTTTCAGTTTTGATTATCAAGCAGCAGAAAGAGATATACTTCTTAATCCTAATAGTGATCTATACAAATATTATAAACAAAAACTTGATGAAGCTCAGGGAGATGTAACTCTTGCTAAAAAAAGGATAGAAGATGACTATAGTCAGGGCGTTAGATATAGAGAAGAAGATTTATCAACTCAATTAGCAGAAGACCGAAGGACTAAAGAAGAAGAAATAAGAAGCACCACAACTGATCTTAATAAAAGAGGTATTTTATTTGGTCAGATTCCTATGGGACAGGAAACTTCTGGAGCTCCTAACTCAGATTTAGCTCAAAGATTCTTCTTAAACCCTATGACTGAAAAACAATCAGCCAGAAAACAGGCTATAGAAAGAGCAATCACACGTCAGGGAGAAGTAGCAGATACTACAAGAAAAAGAGGGATAGAAGATATAAATATTGCTTTTCCAAGATACCAAAGAGAACTTGAACAGGAAAAACTAAATAAATTTAGGAATGAAATAGTCCCTTATGAGTATGCTAAGAAGAAATCAACTTATGATGCTTCTACAAATCCATATATGCAAGGAGGTGGATAAGTGGATATATATGAAATTCAAAAATTAATGAGAGAGAAAAGCAAAGCAATAGGAGAATATTCAGCTAAAGCCCCTCAAACAGAAGCTGACCTACGTTCGTCTCTATTCGGAAGCGACCAAACTCTAGGTAGTTTAAGGGAAAATGAAGCTGATAAAATCAAAGAATTATACAATCATGATAAAACTATAGCTTCTAATTACCAACCCCCAGAGGGATTTCTGGAAGACCCAGGAGCTAAAGCCCAATTTGGATCAGATGTTATTGCCAGACAAGGAGGAGAACTTGCAGATATTCAAAAAGGTATTGCTAACAGAAGAGATGTTCTCGGAGACGCCCTAGATAGGGGTATGAAGATATTTATGGCGGGATTAGATGCTTTAAACTCAGAATATTCAGGTTTAAAAGATCAGGGTAATTTTGCTATGCAATTAAAAGAAATGGCAGAAAGAGCAGAAGAAAGAAAACAAGCTAAGGCTGATAAAAATAGAGCTACTGAAAGGGTTAATATAGGCGGACAGGAAGTATTAATAGATAGTAATACAGGGGAAACCATAAAAGTCTTAGGTGCAAGCGGAACCTCTTCTTCTGAAGATGAAATTGATGCTTACGCTGCTTCTTATTTAGATGGTAAAACTTTTGTTAATGAAATCCCAGCAGAAATAAGAGGGAAGGTTCTTCAAAGAGCAGCAGAATTAAAACAACAAGCTGAAGAAGATGCAGGAAAAGAAACTGAACAAGAATCACAGCCCACTTCTGAGGGAGGATTTGATTTATCTAAGATGATAGGAACTCCAGGAATTCCAGTAGATAAATGGTTGGTGAAACTTTTGGGAGGAGGATAATGCCACTAGTTATTGATCCTGTTACAGGAGAAAAAAGGTACAAATACCCAGATTCAACTACAAGTCAAGGTGGAGGAGGAAGAGAAACCATAGAACTTCAGAGACTACTAAGTCGGGCTGGTGTTGAAGCTCCTGAACCAAAACCTAAATTTGGATTCTCAAATTTATTAGATACATTAAATGCTCCTTCTAAAAAAACTGAAGAGATTTTAACAGGAGGGAAGGGATATGAAGCAATGGGAGCTTCTGCCCCTGTAGCTTTTGGAGCTAGGATGATAGCAGACCCTCTTAATTTTATTCCTTCTACATGGGGTCTTAAAGCATTAAAGTTAGCAGGGAAAGGGATTAAAGCTACAGGTAAAGTAAAACCAATTGGAAGAGTAGGAAGACAGTTAGAAGAAATGTTTGTTCCAGGGGCTAAACTAAAAAGAGTTAGCCCTCAACTTGCTGAAGAACTTCCTGCATTTGAAACAGCGACTAGAGCAAAACAGATCCAAGCTACAAGAAGAGTAGGGGAACTTGGAAAGAATTGGTCTCCTGAAATTAGAGCAAATATTGGTAAATTGGTTGAAAGAGCAGGAGCAGGAGAAACTCTAACCTCAGAGGAGATGAAAGCAGTTACAGAAGCTAAGGATTTTATTCAATCTAATATTACAACACCAGAAAAAGTTGCTGGGATTGCTCCAAAAGAAATAGCTAATTACTTTCCTAGAAAAGTTGAGAGAGACGCAGTAGCAGCTCAATTAAAATTTGGTGGACCTAAATTATCTGTAAAACTAGGTGGAGCAGAAAAAGCTAGAACTCATGTAACTCAGGTTGCAGGAGAAGAAGCAGGAAAAGTTTATAAAGATGCTTTAGAAGCATTGGGTAGCAGAGTCTCCCGTTCAACAGCTGCTGTAGACAATAAAGGTTTTATTGAAAGACTTCTGGCAGGTGAAGTTAAAGATATTGATGGAAATGCTTTATTTAAACCAATGGCTAAAGGGATGGAACTTGAACCTGGTAATACTTTAGTGAGGATTGATAAAGATGGATTAAAAGTTGGAGATAAGTTTTTAGGATTTTATCCAACTAAAAACCTAAAGGGGAAAAAGATAGTGGGAGTAACTACTAGAGGAGCTAACTTTCAAGTACCAACAGAAGCTGCGGATGCAGTTTCTAAATACTATAATACTTTCACCTCAGATGAAGCCACTAATGGTTTTCTTAAACTTTGGGATGGAGTTTTAGGAGCTTGGAAAATAGGAGTTACTGTTCTATACCCTGCTTTTCATGCAAGAAATGTATTGGGTAATTTATCTAATATGTGGTTAGGAGGATGGAAAAATCCTGGGACGATCAATGATGCCATAAAAATTCAAAGAGGTGGGTCTATTGTAGCTAAAGGGACAACAGTAACTAAAGATTTAGCAGAACAGTTAGGGTTAGTTGGTAGAGGACAATTCGGTTATGATGTTCCAGATGTTTTAAGAAAAGTTTTAGGGAATGAAACTCCTCTTTCAAAACTAGATCCTCGCCAATGGGGAGCTGTTTTAGAAGAAAATTCCAAGATTGCCTTCTTTCTTGACAGATTAAATAAAGGAGACAATATTCCTCAAGCAGTAGCCCAGGTTAAAAAATACTTATTTGATTACTCCAGTTTGACTCCCTTTGAAAAGAATTTTATGAAAAGAGTAATTCCTTTCTATACTTGGATGAGAAACAACATCCCTCTACAATTAGAATCACTTATTACTAAACCTGGGCAACAAGCAGCAATAGCTAAAACTTTTAAAAACCTCAGCCCTCTTACAGAAGAGGAAAAAGAAGCTCTACCTCCTAATTTAACCGAAGGGTTGTCTGCTTCTTTAGGAGAAAATGAAGAAGGAGAATTACAGGTATTGAGTAGCTTAGGGCTTCCTTTTGAAGACTTAGGACGTTTATGGAGAGGTTCTGCTGGTAGGACTATAGAAAGAGAAGCTCTTGGATCAATGGGTCCTCTTTCTAATGCGTTAGGAGCACTCGTAGGAAAAGATTTTTTCAGAGGTAAAAATATTGAAGACTTAGCTTATACTTATGGAAGAGCAGCTAAAAACTATCCAGATGTTTTAAAGAATTGGTTAGATTTTAGAGTAGAAAAAACGAAGGCTGGTAAAGAAGTATACTATGTTGACCCAATGAAGTTTGCTCAACTTAATATTCTTGCCCCCAGAATTATGAGAACTTTAGGAGAACCAGGATCAGCATTTAACTTTGCTCGTGTTACTCCTGTAAATCTTGAAGAAGAAAAAAAGAGAACTCAAAAGAGACAAACACAGGAGATGGAAAAAGAATTAGAGAAAAAGGGTATAATTAAGAAGTTTGAGAAATCTTATATACCTAGAGGAACTAATTAATGGCTAAATCATACCTACAAGAATATTTAGAATCACANCTACCTAAGGTGGTTGATAAAACGGAACAAGCAATGCAGGGAATGAATCCTTTTAATCCACCTTCTGCTTCAGCTATGACTACAGAAGAAGCAGTTAGACAGATGGAAAAACAAGGATGGAGAGAAGTAGGAACAGCACCAGCTTCTGAAAGAACTTCTCCAAGTGCAAATCCGAATAATTCTGATTATAACGCTATTGCCTTAATCCAAAAATACTTCCCTAGAAGTGAATGGCAAACAGCCTACGCAGTTATGATGGGAGAATCAGGAGGACAGAACATTCCTAGCCATTTTAATCAGCGTAAAACAGAAGATTCACACGGACTATTCCAGATTAATTTAGACGCTCATCCACAAATGGCACAAAAAGTTTATGATCCAGAAGAGAATGTTAAGTTTGCTGCACAACTTCAAAGAGAACAAGGTTGGCAGCCTTGGGGTGCATACACTTCTGGTGGTTATAAAAAGTATTTAGCAGAAGCTAATCAGGTAATGGGAACTCCTCAACAGGGAGGATTTGAAAGCGTAGTAAAAGATTTTACCGCAGCAGTTACTCCTAAAACTGCTTATGCTTCAGAAGGAGAAAATGTAATTCCTATTAAATCTACAGCCCAAGATTATCTTCCTAAAAGCTCAGGAATCAACACTCAACCAGAATATACAGTTAAAAAGGGAGATACTCTTTGGGATATAGCTGAAAAGAGTTTAGGTAGTGGACAAAGATGGAAGGAATTGATAGGATACTCTGGAGACCCAACTAAGATGCCTATAGGCACTAAGATAACTATTCCTCAACAAAAACCTGTTAAATCATCTCCAACAGTTCTACCACAGGTTAATTTTCCTACACCTAAAAGTTCTGTAACTAGTCCACCTAGTCCAAAAGCTCAACAGCAAGTGTCTAAATACTTTGCACCTAACACAATGGGAGGATTCCAAATCCCCCAAAATGCTCAGAGTTTACCTCAGCCTACTCAAAAGTTTGTTCCTTTTAAAGGAAAGGTTCCTATACCTACCCAATCTTATATTTCTAAAAATTCAAATCCAATAGCTAAATATTTCCAGCCTAACACTATGGGAGGATTTAAATATTAATATGGCTGAAGATTCACAAATTTATATAACTTCTAAAGAATTCCTAGTTTATATGGATGGATTTAGAAAAGAAATTTTAGGAAGAGTAGANAANATAGATGAGTCTTTCAGGACTTTTGAACTTGGGACTGTTACCAGATTAAATGCAGAAGTAGCAACTTTAAGAGCCTCACATGAAGTATTAAAAGCTCAAGTAGGTGGGGATAAAAAACTGGAAGAAGCAACTTATGGACCTACTCAAAAGATTGTCAGTGAGACAATTAGGATTATCCTTACAGCAGTATTAGTAACTATATTAGGATTAATCTTAATAAATAATAATATTCTAAATATATGAGGTATCCAGTAAATAATTTTAAAACTGAATGGAATCTTACAGCGGGTAATCCTTTTGGACAACCTACCTCCTACGGATTCCATGACGGAGTAGATATTAATGATAACGGAGGAGGTAACAGTGATCTAGGAAAAGATATTTACGCAATTTCTAATGGAGAATTAGTTTATTGGCATGGAGCAAAGCACCCCAAAATAGGGTTTGGATACCACAGTGTTTATAAAATTACAGGAAGTTTTGGTACAAGGTGGGTACATCAAGCACATTGTTTATCTGATTTAACTCCAGCAGTAAAAACAGTTTCAGAGAATGAAAAAATTGCAAGGGTGGGGAATACTGGAACAACCTATGCACATATACATTTTGCTATTTTAAAAGTTGATCCTGTAACCCTACCTCAAGGAATAGATACCATTGCTAAAACTCAACAACAATTAAATGATTGGTGGGAGGATCCTATTAAGTTTATTGATAATCAAATTACGCCCCCACAACCTCCAATAACAGCTGATGAAGAGCGGGCATTGAAGATATTACGTGAAGCGAAAATAGAGTTTAACCATGGCAACCTAGAGGGTACAGCAGCAGCTCTAAGAGGAGCAGCACAAAGATTACCTCAAGTGGAGAATGATCTTAAAAATGCTAATGCCAGATTGGTTAAGATTTCAGCTTGGCATAAAAACTTCCCACAATGACAAACAAAACTACAGATCAGATTTTATTAGAATCCATCCAGGGACTTAGAGAGGATATAGCCAGAATTGATAGAGATACTGGAAAAGATAGAGAAAAAAGCGAGAATTTAGCTATGGCAGTAGTAGCTAATACAGAACAGGTTAAACAATTTGGTCAAAAGTTAGAGGTTATTGAGAAGAAGATACAGGATAAGATGGCTGATGTGGTTTCTCCTTTAATGGATCAGATAGAAGATAGA